GCAATCCAGTAGTACTTAAAGTCTCCAAAAAGAATGGTCTTTTCACCAGCTGCAGCTGTTGGCATGTACTGAGAGGTAACCACTGGACGATTGAGAATCGTATCCGGTGTTCCCGCTTGAACAGATGGCTGCCACAGGTACTGACCCTGACCATCTTTCAGCTTTCTGATGGCCTTGATGGTTGCATCGTTCACAAGGAATGTCGCGTTCTTTCTGTAGGCCGACTTCAAGCTGTGGTAAAGGTCCAGCACTTCATCAATGGTGATGGCTGTCACACTTGCCGCAGTCACACCAAGGCTTGCTCCACCGGTTGTATGAAGAAGACCTGTAGGTTTGCTGTTTCCGTTTCCAGTGAGGAATGCTTCCTCTTCAGCTGCTCCGATTCTTCTTGCAAACTCAGCTGCAATGTAGGCTTCAAGGTCGAAGTAGCTGTCATTAAGAAGCTCGTCAGAAACCTTCAGCATAGTACCAAGTTTGTAGGCAGAAAGCGTAACTTGAGTGAATGCATCGTCGCTTTCAGTGAAGGCGGCTTCCTCGTCCATCCATGTAGCGGATCCATGACTCGCCACCACTGGAATCTTTCTATCCCCGTAGCTGGTCGTAATCACGTTGCACAGATTTCTAAGAAGGTTGGCCTCCTGAAGTGCCTGAATCAACTGGTTCTCATACTCATCCGGTACAAGGAAGCCACCTTCTGAATCGGTACCGATTTGAAGTGCATTATGAACAGCAGGGTTCATCTTGTTTCTCATAGCACCCCAAAAGGCACTCTTGTAGGCATCGGATGCTCTACCGGTTTTTTCTTCGGTCATTTTCTCAGGTCTTGATGCAAGAGGTTTGCTAAGGGCAGCTGAAAGCTCCCTGTCCATCATTTCTTGACGCTCAAGGCGCTCGATTTCCTTTCCAAGGCTGACCACTTCATCTTCCATCTTTTCATAGACGGCATTGTCCTCAGGTTTGATCAGACCATTCTCCTGACGATGTTCATCCAGGAAGCCTTTAGCCTGTTCCCAAACTTTGGCACGTTTCTCTCTTAGTTCTTGAATTTTACTCATATTCATTACCTCCAATTTTTAATCAGCTCCAGCCGTCTTTCCAGCTGGGCAATAGGGATAAGTGTCTTTTCTTCTGGTTCATGCTTTTGTTCTTTGTTCTTGGGTACTGCTTCAGGTGTTGGTGTTTTTTCTTCTCCCTGTTTATCCGAGAGATATTTCATCCTTGCCTGAATACCAGGGAGTTTGTTTCTTAGAGCATTAGTCACAGTCATCTGGTCAAAGATAAAGCCACCGGAACCTTCATCTGCCGGCTCTGATTCATAAAGAATCTTGTCGGCAAACTTCAGCTCGATGGCTTTGTGGGCACTCATCCAGGTTTCAGCGTCCATCATGTGAGAGATTTTTGCTCTGGAAAGTCCCGTCTTTGTCTGATAAGCATTGATAATGCTCTCTTTTACTTCACTGAGGAGATTAATCCCCACCTGCAGATCCGCCACCTCACCAGCAATAAGCATGGCTGGGTTATGGATCATGATCACTGACAGCGGAGAAACACACACCTCATCTCCCGCCATGGCAATGACAGAAGCAGCACTGGCTGCCAGCCCATCTATATGGACACTGACCTTGCCGGGATATTCCTTAAGCATGTTGTAGATCTGCGCTGCTGCAAAGGTGTCACCACCCGGTGAGTGTATCTTTACAACAATGTCATCCGCTTCCGGACCACTGGCATAAAGCTCTGTCTTAAATTGTTTAGGGGTGATATCATCATCAAACCAAGAGGACTCTGCAATGTACCCTTCAAGATGCAGGGTTCTTACCGTAGGCTCCTCGGCTTCATTCACCACCCAACGCCAAAATTTATCCATCTAATCGACCTCCTTTCGGGCATGAAAAAAGCACTCCTCGATTTTGAGAAATGCTGTTGATACTTCCAATTTGTTTTCTAGTTGTCCACAAAAATGGGCCAAGTTATACACTTATCATCAAGAACCATCACCACCAGACTCATCCATGGCTTTCTTTGCATAGGCCCCGGCCATCTTAAGAGGCAGCATGTTGCCGTTGACCAGATACAAATCACCACCGTCTTCTACAGAGATTGGATCCATGTTCTCCATCCTTCTTACATCATTAACGGAGAAGAAACCATTCTGAATACCGATGGCGTAACCATCCATCCTGGATTTATAATCCCCTCGCATCAGTGCCGATGCATTGAAGGACACGAAGCACTGACCTTTCTCTTTTTCTAGAAAGAGCTTCTTATTCATGGCCTGCTCTATTCGAACCAGCCAAGGCCGGATGGTATGGACCACAAAGCTGATGGACTGGTTCTCAATGTTACTGAATGAACTCTTGCTGAGATCCGCCACCATATGGGGTGGCACCTGAAAGATTCTACAGATTTCCTCAATCTGAAACTTCCTCGTCTCAAGAAACTGAGCATCGGAGTTTGGCATGCTGATGGCTTGGTACTGAAGACCGTCTTCAAGGACCGCCACCTTGTTGCTGTTTCCGCTTCCTCCATAGGCTGCCTGCCAGGCATCCCTCACCTTGGATGGATCCTTGATGGTTCCTGAAGTTGAAAGAATACCACTTGGTGTAGCGTTGTTGGCAAAGAACCTACCGCCATATTCTTCAGCGGCTATATTCAGTCCGATGGCATTTTTCGCAAGGGCCACCGGTGAATAGCCCATGACACCATCAAAACCAAGTCCCGGTACATGAAGCACATCTTCTGGTCCTAGATAATGGGTGGTGGTGTCCTTCCTGTAAGCATAGTAAAGATTCCCATTCTTATCTCGATCCACCGTCATCTTGTCAGGAAGCAGGGGATACAGATGCACCACTTCCCCTTTGCCATTTCGAATGATCTGGCAGTAGGCATTCCCCCAAAGAAGAAGGTGAGTCATTATGGTCTCCCTCAAAGTGAAGGATGTCATCTCTGGGTTTGGTTCATCATGTAACATCCGGTATAGCGGGTGGGTGTACATCTTTTCTTTACCATCCCCTTGATACCTGTAAGTGTGAAGGGGTAATGATGCCACCGTCTCTGCAATGATTCGCACACAGGCAAAGACTGCTGTGGTCTGCATGGAACTTCGCTCATTGACTATTTTCCCAGAGATACTTTGCCCCATATAAAAGTTCGGTGCACTGCTGACACTATCTGTAGGTTCTGCCCTGGCCTTAAAGAGCCATTTAAAAAAGTTCGCCATAATTGTTGTTCACCCCCTTCTATCCTAAAACGATCATGTCCCGTTCATCATAAATGGATCCATCATCATCTGGTGGATTCACCGTTGCTCTGGCCAGACCCATGATCAGTGCCACGATACCATCGATCTTTTCAGATGATTTTTCCTTGTCCACCTTGATGTTTCCAGCCGGGTCCGTTCTGACCACAATGTTATCTGCCATCCACCGAAGGACCGGATGCCCGCCATGGGCAATCTGTTTACTTAAAGTAAGGCGCATCAGATCCTTTGTAGGTGGGGACATATCCTTAAACCCCTGACCAAAAGGTACCACGGTAAAACCCATACCCTCTAGGTTCTGACTCATCTGTGTGGCACCCCACCGGTCATAGACGATTTCTCTGATGTTGTATTTCTCACCGAGGCGCTCGATGAACTTTTCGATGAATCCATAATGGACTACGTTTCCTTCTGTGAGATTGAGAAGTCCCTGTCTGTGCCAGATGTCGTACGGAACGCTGTCTCTCTTCACCCGCTGATGAAGGGTCTCCTCCGGAAGCCAGAAGTAAGGGAGCACCTGAAACTTATCTCCCTCTTCTAACGGTGGAAACACTAAAACAAAAGCAGTGATGTCACTGGTGGATGACAGGTCAAGACCTCCATAACAGACTCGCCCTTTTAGCTCTTCCGGGTCTACAGTGAAATTACAAAGGTCCCACTTATCCATGGGCATCCATTTGATTTCCTGTTTTAACCACATGTTCAGCCTTAGCTGTTTAAACAAGGCGAGATCTGCCGGATCGTCTTTGACTTGATTGTAGTGCTCCCTGACCCTCTCTATAGAAATAGTATGGCCAAGACTTGGATTGGCCTTATGCCAGTTGTTTTCATCTTCAATATCTGCATCGTCCTCTAGCCCATAAATGATGGCAAGAAATGTCGGATCTATTCTTTTTCCTTCCAATATGTCCTTCGCTTTTTGATGCATCTCCCAGCCATAGCCAGAGAGTTGATTCCCTGCAGTTGTGAGATATAAAAAGAGCGGCTGGGTTCTGGCGTCTCCTGAACCGGTAGTCAGCATCTTGGCAAGGTCCGGATTCGGATAGGTCCAAATCTCATCCAGGATGACGCAGGAAGCATTGATCCCGGATTTTGATTTAACATCGGAACTAAGTACCTGATAGAAACTTCCCGTCTTTGGATAGACGATTCGTTTCGTGGACCTCACCAGATTCGTCACTTTTGATAGGGTTGGATTTCCTTCCACGAAGTTCATGCTGGTATTAAAAATGATGCTGGCCTGTTGCCTGTCACAAGCGGCCACATAAACCTCTGCATTAGGTTCTCCATCAGCAAGAAGCATGTAAAGGGCAATGGCTGCGCCCAGCTCGGACTTACCATTTTTCTTACCAATCTCCACATAGGCCGTTCGGTACTGGCGGGTGCCGTCTTCTCTCAAGGTTCCAAAAAGGCGCCTCACCAGATCCTTTTCCCAAGGGAGTAACTTAAAAGGCTGACCGGCCCATCTGCCCTTGGTCAGCTTCAGTTGTTCGATAAAGTTTATGGCGTGATTCGCATGAGCTTGACTAAATGGCATAGCCGCTCCTCCTTTCAAATTAGTCGTCCTTACTCTTTTTTAGAATGTCCTCCGCCTTTGGCACATTTGAAAGCAGCTCTTCCATGGCATCGCCCTCGATGGTATTACCACTGTTATTAATGTTGAGTCTGCTTCTGGCCGATGGGCTTAGTCCAAGCTCTGAGCAGAAGTTTCTCATCTGTTTAAGGTTTTGCTGGGCAATGGACACTTGAGGAATCTGCTGAATGTATCCTGAAGCGGTCTTTAGAATAGATCCATGCTTTGAG